ATCAACAAACTAGTAGCTCTAGAAGACAGAGTAATCCGCGTCCAGAAGCAGAAATTAACGCTGAACGTCAGCGTGCTATAGCCGCTGCTGCTGCTAATAAAAAATTAGAAATAGATCTTTTAACTACAGAAGTCATGAGAAATCAGATAGTTGCACAATATGCAAGTCAGAGAACAGCTTTTGAGAAACTAGCAATCCAAGAACAAGATAAGGATAAAATAGAACAATATAGATTAACCATAAAAATATTAGAAGATCAAGAAATACAATACTTAAAATATTTTGATAGTATAGTTGGAGCATATGGGTATGCAAATCAAACAATATTAAATAATAATAAAAAGTTAGCAGAAGAATTCCAAAAAAGATTAAGTATTGGACCTACAGAAGCAGTAGATCAAGTAGTTAGAGGATTAACAAGAGTTGATGAACAAAGTAAGGTTACTATAAAACAGATAGGCGCAAGCGGAGTAGTCTTAACTACAACTCTTCAAAAAGTAGAAAAAGACGGTTTTACAGTTTTTGAGACAGCTGCAATAAATTCTAATCTAGCTATAGGAAGACTGAACAAAGATATGATGTCTGGAACAGTCTCTGCTGATACAATATCTGCTGGTATAGCTAATCTTCAAAGAGAGCTAAAAGCTTTAACTAGAGAATTAGAAATCAATCCGTTTAACGATTCACAACTTGCAGATATACAAAATGCTATAGATCGTTTTACAGTATTAAGAGATAGGCTTGCCTCTCTTGAGGTAGTTGCAAAAGATCTTAAAGATGCTTTTACAGGGTCTATTCAAGCAGCTGGAACTCTTGCTAGAACTGGTACAGTGTCTAATACGGGACAGATAGCTCTTACAGGGGATCAACAAAAAACTAATCAATTACAGTTCTTATCTAATATAGTAAACTCTACTAAAACTATTAAGGAACTAGAAAATGATAGGCAGAGAAACTTATCTGAGATAGTTGTGCTAGAGAGAGCACAAGACGAGGCCTCAAGAAGGGGACTTAATATTACTGCCGAACAGTATAAACAATTAGAAGATGCTAGAGCTTCTTATGCGATATTAAACAAAGAGATAGAAAACGCAAATAATCAACAAAAGGCTCTTACTGGTGAAGCTGTAGCTTTTACTCGTCAGATGGAAGACTTAAGAGTTACAACAGAGCGTAGAACTCAAGAGTTAAGGAATCAACTAGAGATACAGATACAACAAAATACCGTCGCTAGAGTGCAAGCTGACAATGCTCTTGAAAATCTAAAAGGTCAGATATCTGCTACTAAACAAAGACTTAATGTAGAATTAACTGCAGCTCGTGGAGAAGCAGGTGTCAAAAGATTAGAAAAAGAAAAAACTCTTTTAGAGATTGAAGTAGCTAAAATCGAAAGAGCAAAACAGCTTTTAGAAGTTCGACAGCAGCTAAGAGATGTAGAAGCAGAGAGTCTCAAGATTTTTATAGCTGGTAGAGCCCAACAGCAGCTATTACCTGTAGAGGCAAAATTAGGCCTGGGCGAAGCTTTTGCTGGATTAACTAACCCTCAAGCACAAGAACAGCTTCAATTCCAAAAACAGATTATTGAATTAGAATCTGCATTATCACAAACTGTTGTAGACTATGATAACGCTGCTCAGAAAAATCTTGAAGCAGCACAAAAAGAAGTAGATAGTGCTGCGAAAAAAGTCCAGGTAGCACAAAAAGAAGAAGAAATTGTTAAAAGAAGAGGTCAAATAGAGGCTGCTAGAATACAGGCCGAATATGAATTGCAGAGAACAGAAAATATAAATAGAGTTAGTTCTTTAACTAGAGAAGATACCCTTGCTGAAGCTCAACAAACCTTGGCTATTACACAGATACAATCTCAAGCAGCAATACAAAAATTAGAACTTGATCTTGTTGAAGAAAGAGCTAGACAAATTAAAGCGCAAGCTGATATATTTGATAGACATTCTAAAGCAATAGCTGATGTTTTTGCTAAAGATCAAGCTATTAGAACTGTGCAAGTACAAGACCCAAATCTAAGATTAGGAACCGCTGACTTTAATACTGAAGTCGAGAAAGTAGCAAGTGAATTTTCTAAAAGCTTACGATCAGGAATAGCAGTAGGCACAAACTATCAGTCTGATTTAGGTGCTCAAAGAGACATAATACGTAGTACGACAAATGCACAACTACAAGGTATAAGAGAATCTACAGCTGCGGGAATAACTCAAAGAGCCACCGAAAGACAAGGTCTATATGAGCAAGCTGGACTACAGAGCCAAATTAGAGACGCTAGATTAGGTGGCCTAGCAGAGGAAACCGCAGCAGCAACTGCTAGAGCAAAGGATGCCACACAAGCTGCCCTAGATGAAAAAGTGTTAGCTGAAAATCGTTTAAATATTAGAAACCAAGAACTAAAAAATGAAAGAGATAGACTCTTGCAACAAAAAGAAAGACAAGAGGCAGAGCTAAGATTATTAAAACAAATAGCAGCTCTTAAAAGCGATAATCTTTTTGTAGCTTTAGCAGATTCTATAGATATTTTTAGAAATAAGACTACAGACTTTATTACAACAATGCTAACAGACGTAATAAATGGAACTAAAACTGCTAAGCAGGTATTCAGAGATTTTATGTTTAGTCTTGCTACTGAGATACAAAAAGCTATTATTAAGAAAACAGTAGCAGAACCTATTTCAAATGCTTTAGCAGGAGGATTAAGCTCTGGACTTATGGGAGCTACTGGTATGACAGGAGCTGGAGTAAGTGGATTTTTTAGTAGTATAGGCAATTTGTTCAGTGGATTAAACGCAACACCTACAGGCGTAGGTATCGTAGCGCCTGGTGTTATAGGTACAGGAAGTGCTATAGGAGGACCTGTAAAACACATGGCCGCTGGCGGATATGCGGGTCTAAGAGACCGAGTTCCCGCACTATTGGAACCTGGTGAGTTTGTCATTCGTCGTCCAGCCGCTATGGCCATAGGAGGACAAACCCTTAATCAGATGAATGCAACTGGACAAACTGCTCCAGGAAATGTTATGGTAAATGTAAATAATCAAGGAACCTCACAAGAAGTAGTGGGAACTCCGAAGGTATCTGTAAACGGAAGAGATATGATAGTAGATATAGTAGTAAGAGATATTCAGAATAACGGTCCAATTCGTAAGACCTTGAGAGGTATGTAATGGTATCCTATTATCCTAGTGGAGCAAATGTATCCCCAGATAACTATTCCATAGTAAGTAGTGTTACCTATACTTCTACAGGTTTGACTACTAGTTTTAATATAGGCCGCTATGTCGGCACTCCGGCCGAAGTCGCTATAGTAGTTGACGGAATAGTTCAGGCCTATAATAGTTATACTCTATCTAATAATAAAGGAACGGTTAATTTTATAGTAGCTCCAGGCGCTACGAGTCTAGAGATAAAAACTTTAGCAGTGCCAGATTTTCTGAAAATAACTAAAGATAGTCTTCAGATCTCTCCTATATTTTATAGTAATAGCTCAGTTCTTAGTTATAATGGAAATAATTATCAGATAAATGGGTCTAGAACTGCATGGGCTATCACAGGAACTCCTGCTGAGGCAAATCAGATGATGGTATCTGTAGACGGTGTCGTTCAAAATCCATCAGCATATACTTTTCCAAGTTCTACCTTAGGTAGTTATGGTATAGATATATCTCCGGCACTAGCTTCAAATGTTGCTAATTTAGATATCCGAGTTTTTTCCGGCACCTCTACGCAAGTAGAAAGATTTACTACTATGTCTGATAGAAAACCAGATCGTGGCTTCTCTACTGATAAACAATTTGATACTTTAACTTTCGAGAGTCAGGCAGGATATGAGACTAGACGTCTGCGCAGTCGTCGTCCTCGTCGTAATTATAATCTTACCTATACAAACATATCTGGAGTTCATAAAATAGCTATAGATAATTTCTATAATGCTAGAAGTGGTGATTATGAATCTTTTGTATTCGATCTTAGCCATATTAATGATAGCGGCTCTGTAACTGTTCGTTTTGACGGTCCTGTTCAGACTACTCATGTGGCTAGTTCTGGATCACAACCTTCTCAAAATTTCTATACTGTTAGCATGAAGCTAAAAGAGGTATTTAGTTAATGACTTCTAGAAACTACGACTACATATTAAAAGTAAATACAACTACAGGGTTTAAGGCCGGTAATACTATTATAGGCGTTACTTCTCTAACAGAGGCAATCATAGCCAATGTAGATGTAGCTACTAGTAATATTAAGGTAAAACTATCTAATACGATTGCTGAATTTCATGTTGGTGAACAGATATTTAGTAACTACATAGTTAAGACTACTAGTTCTAATACTCATGACATAGGCAACACTACTTGTACTTACACTCAACAAACTACAGGAACTGCTACGGTTAGTGCTATTAACGTAAGCAAGTTTATTAAAGAGAAGAATAGTTTTGAGCAAAAGCCGCTGGTTAGACTATATACTATATATTATCCTGGAGAGTGGTATCCTACTAATGAATATGGTAATCCAAGTGGAGACGGAGCAGGACTTGTCTGGCCTTATAGTTTTCCATTTAAATTCGCTGAAATTCGCGGAGATTATATCTCAGACATAAACTATAGAGTTCATATGGGTGGTCAGGAGTTTATACCATATCCTATTAACAGCGGTGTCTTAAGCACAGATTCGTCTGGTAAAATAAATGACCTATCTATTACAGTATCTAACTTTGATAATCTTATAGGATCTCTTGTAGAAAACCCATTTCTTGTAGGTAATAATAGTACAGGATCTACCACTGCTTATGTTAACGGAGAATTAGTAAACGGCATAGATCCTAGAACAGTTCCTTCACATGGTAGTTACGATGCTAGTGTAAGAGAAGCTAGAGGTCTTAATGCAGCATTTGATTATGATTCTACCTTATCTACAGGAGGGACTTGGACTAGGTTAAAATTAGATTCTAGAGATCTACTCGGCGCTGTTGTAGAGATAAAAACTACTTTTGCCAATTTTCTCGATGTGTGGCCTGAATACAGCACCGTATCTAATGAATCTTATAATGGATCTTCAAGTAATTTAATTAATATGATAACTACTTTACCTTATAGAGTAGGAGATATTATTACCAATAGTGTGACAGGTTCTAATAAATTTGAAATAGTAGCTATTAATCACCCATATCTAGTATGTAATACAGATGTAGGCGCTAATTTTATACCAGGATCTAACGTATTTATAGTAAATCAAGAACGTGATTCTGAAAACTATGTGCTAGATACTTTTAAAATTGATAGTCTTAGTGAATTAAATGAGCAAACTGCAACATTTTCATTAACCAGTTGGTTACAGTATTTTAAATTACAATTACCTAGACGTAAATTCTATAAGAATGTTTGTCCTTGGGTGTATAAAGGAAGTGAATGTCAGTATCCTACTGGCGGAACAGGTCTCATACCTGGATCTAACACTTTAATTGTATCTAATGGAACTTTATTAGCAGACGGAGCTACTGCTAATGGATTTTTTAATATCCGTAATGAAACTGTATACACTTTATCAGAAGACGTATGTGCTAAAAACTTACAGGCTTGTGAGTTACGAGGTAATCAATTTCATTTTGGAGGATTTCCTGGCACAGGAGGAACTTTACCAAGATAATGGATTGGACTACATACTTACACCTGCCCTATGAAACTTATAACTGTTTGACTCTTATAGAGAAGATATGTGAAGATCAAGGATACCATATTCAAGGTATCGAAGAGATGGCTCAGTATCATTTCAAACATAACTGGGGCTCTTCAGTATCTTACGAAGATATAGATAGATTTATTACGCTTAATCAAGCAAAATTAGTAAATCTTTCAGATATACAAGAATTTGATATTATTCTTTTTAAATTGCGAGATATTAGACCACAACATTTCGGTGTTTATATTGGATTAAATAGATTTATTCATCATAGAAAATACATAAAAATTGATGAACTTAATCAAGAATATAGAGATAAGATAAAGTATATAATTAGATGGAAAGATATTTAAAATACGAAGGATTTCCCTATAAACATTTAGGAGATAATCCAGATACAGGTATAGATTGTTTTAATCTCGTTCGATGGGTATATAAACACGAATTATGTATAGAGATATCTCTATCTACTGCAGATTTTTGTAGTAATCCAGAAGAAAAATGGTATATAGAAACTAATAACCATTTGTTTGGTAAGCCTAGTGCTGAGAGAGCTGGGTTTAGGTCTGTTAAAACTCCGAAAGAATACGATATGATTATTATGTCTATTGGAACTACCAATATTGCTAATCACTGCGCTCTCTATCTTGGTAAAGATAAAATTCTACAAACTATGATAGGTAATAACAGTTGGATAGCTCCTTACGGTAGATATTATAAACAATATACGGTGGATATTTATAGATGGCATCAGTTTTAGAAAAATTAAAAGATCAAATGACTACTCATTTTATTAATGAGTATCCTAGGGAGGCATGCGGTATAATAACTACTGACTGGGAGTATGTGCCTTGTAAAAATATCAGCGGATCTCCAAAAACTAATTTTATCTTAGATCCTGTTAGTTTATTACAATATGAAGATACTACGTGGGGTATAGTTCACTCTCATCCAGGAAGTGATAATCCTATACCTAGCGAAGAAGATATGGCTAGTACGGTTTTCGACTGCTACAAGTTTATAGTAGGGTTCAATAACCGTTTCTATATTTATTGGTATGATAAAAAACTAAAATCTCTTATGTATGAAGAGTTAGAAGAGCGACATCTTGTCTAGTGTAACTGTATCTTTTCATAAAAGTCTATTACCTTATACCAACGGCGTCAAACAAGTAGAGATGACAGCCGACGCTATTTATTTTTTATTTTTAAACTCTTTAAATCTATTCCCAGAGCTGGAACGTTTAGTAAAACACGTTAAATTCAGCTCTTTAGAAGAGATAGCTATAGTTCATAATAATCGCTATCTATCTAATGAAGAATTTTTATTTTTAGCTAAAGAAGGTGAGATTTATTATTTAGTTCCTGTTTTTAAAGGAAGTGGAGTAGATCCTCTATCTGCTTTTGCAGTAAGTTTTGTATTATCTACCACAGTCTCTTTATTACAAGGTGCTAGTTTAGGACAAGCGCTCGTTAGAGGTTTGATTAGTGGAGCTTTTGCAGCGGTGGGGGCTTACGGATTTCAACAGTTTGCTACTCCTGTATTAGGAGAAACTATATTAGGTCCTGCTGGACTAGGAACTACAGCTTTTCAAGGAACAGTAGGTTCTTACGTAGCAGCAGGAATAGCTAGTGCAGTTGGAAATATAGTTTCAAATACTCTAGTCCCTATTAAACCTAAAATTAAAAGTATGGATTCTGCTGATTCTGGGGATAGACGTAATAATGATGCTTTTGATAGTCAGATAAATACTATACATCCCAATCAATCTATATCTCTCAACTATGGTATGTTAAGAGTCGCTGGACAGATTATTAGCGCGGATGTAAATAGTATTAGTCATGAAAAAACTGATGTAATTAGTGTGGCAGCTTATGTATAATATTCGCTTTCATAAGTCCTTATTACAACCAGAAGATATAGCTCAAGTAGCTATAAAT